CTGTTACTGGTGTGGCGGGAACGGGTGCAATTGGCACAGTCATTCCCGTATCAAATAACAACCTTGATGTCACAGGGGTGCAAGGAGTTGGTGGAGTCGGTACAGTATCGACTACAGCCGATGCGAACGTTGCTGTTATTGGCGTTAGTGGTACTGGAGAAATTTCTCCACCAAATGTATGGGGTGTTATTGTCCCTGGTCAAACAACAACTTGGTCGGCTGTCTCAGACAGTCAAACGCCTAACTGGTCGGCTGTCTCAGACAGTCAGACTCCTAATTGGGAAGAGGTAGCATAAAATGGCAACTTACGTTAATGATTTACGCTTAAAAGAGATTGCCACGGGCGATGAAGCGGGTACTTGGGGAACGAGTACAAACACAAACCTAGAGCTAATAGGTGAGGCAATGGGTGTCGGTGCAGAGGCTGTAGCTAATGCCAGTACTCATACCATCACAATGGCTGACGGCGCGACTGACCAGTTTAGAAGTACCTTCTTACGCCTAACGGGTGGTGGTACAGCTTGTACAGTTACACTGGCCCCTAATACGCTATCTCACACTTGGATCATGCGTAACGAGACTGCTGCCGCTTTGACCCTTACTCAAGGCTCTGGCGCTAACGTAATCATAGCCGCTGGTCAGACTAAGATTGTCGCTACCGATGGTGCAGGATCAGGCGCAGTTGTCTATGAGATGGATGACCTTGAGCTTGCAGGCAACCTTGCAGTTGGGGGGACTCTTGGCGTAACGGGAATTGCTACATTTACTGACGATATAATTATCGGTGACGGTAAAACCATAGGATCTGCTTCAGACGTAGATGCTATGACGATTGCTTCTAATGGACAAGTAACCTTCACACAAACTTTAATCGGAACGGCGTTAGACATCTCAGGTGACATTGACGTTGACGGCACATCCAACTTAGACGTTATAGACGTTGACGGTGCAGCAAATTTCGCAGCAGACGTAACTATTGCAACTGGTGCTGACCTTCTTATTGCTACAGCAGGAACAGATAACGTCCGTCTCGGTGAAAACGCAGGTGACAGCATTGAAAGCGGTGCTCTTCGTAATATTTTAATCGGTAAAAACGCAGGTACGGCAATTACTACAGGGGATTCTAATGTTGCTATTGGTTGGGAGGCTCTTAAAACAGAGGATGCCCATTCTAATAGTGTGGCAATTGGAGCGTCTGCTTTAGCTACTCAAAACGCAGGGGCAGATGCTTATAACGTAGCTATGGGTTACAACGCAGGATACGCAGTCACCACCGGCATTCAAAATACCATCATTGGTGGCCTTGCAGGTGATGCAGTAACTACGGGTTCTTACAATGTAATCCTCGGCACAAATGGCGGTGGCGGTGTTACCACAGGCTCTCAAAATATAATCATTGGTCAAGGCACTGCAACGGCTGCTTTGACGGGCAGCCAGAACACTATTGTTGGGGATAGTGCAGGTGCAGCAATGACTTCAGGCACACTTAATGTAGCAGTTGGAGCTTTAGCTTTAGATGCAAACCAAACTGGAGCAGCTAATACTGCTGTTGGATATAATGCTTTAAGTGCTAATACAGGAGATGGTGCCACAGCGGTAGGTAAAGATGCTTTAGAGTTAAACACAACTGGAGCTAATACTGCTGTTGGTGCAAATTCGTTAGCAACTGTAACATCTGGAACTCTTAATGTAGCTGTAGGAAACGATGCTTTAAATGTAAATACAGCTTCTAACAACACCGCTGTTGGTGCAAGTGCTTTAGTCGCAAACACCACAGGCGCTTCTAACGTAGCAGTGGGTAAGGGCGCTTTAGACGCTAACACTACTGCTAGTTCTAGTGTTGCCGTGGGTGATGGAGCATTAGGAGCAAATACAGTAGGAAGTTACTCAGTTGCAATAGGGTTCAGTGCTTTAGCCGCTCAAAACCCTGCTAGTGCGGGTGCTTCGTTTAACACAGCGGTTGGTACGGAAGCAGGAACCGCAGTCACCACGGGCACTTCAAACACCCTCATTGGTGGTCTAGCTGGCGATGCAATTACTACAGGCGATAACAATACAGCGGTAGGGCAGGGCGCACTTAGCTTAGAAACAACAGGTGGGCGAAGCGTTGCAATTGGTGTTGGCGCATTAGCTAGTCAAAATCTTACTGGAGATGAACTACCCTATAACGTAGCTATCGGGTTAAACGCAGGAACCTCAATCACCACGTCCGTCCAGAACACCCTCATCGGTGGCCTTGCAGGTGATGCAATTACTACAGGCGTTCAAAATACTATCGTGGGCTTCAACAACGATGTAGATACAGGAGGTGCCGACAATAGATTCGGTTTTGGATCAAATCTATCTCTTACCTCTGGCAGCACAATAAAAATTGGTAACGGTAGTACTTTTATTACTAACACTTGGGGTTCTAACGCTACTTGGTCACATAGCTCTGATGAAAGACTAAAAGAGCAAGTAGCAGATGCTACTTTAGGCTTGTCGTTTATAAATGATTTAAGACCTGTAACTTATAACTGGCGTTTACAAAAAGATATTCCCGAAGAAATACGCAGTGAGTATGAGTTTGAAAGGGACACCGAAGTAAAGCAGCATGGTTTAATTGCACAGGAAGTAAAAGCTGCTTTAGACAAGGCTGGTGTAGATACTTTCTTGGGCTGGTCAGAAGAAAAAGACGGAACTCAAATGATAAGTGAAAGTATGTTTGTTTTCCCATTAATAAAAGCCATCCAAGAACAAAGCGCACTAATCACCACATTAACAGATCGCATAGCGGCACTAGAGGGATAAGAAAATGACTAGAGAGACAGATAAAATCGCACAAGACTACTCAGCAATGGGTGACAGCGTAGCATTAATTACAGCAGTTATTGCGGGTGACCAAATGGCTAATGAGTCAGCGGAAGACCGTCAAGCCTGTGTAGACCGTAATACTCAGCACCTAGAGCTTATGGTAGCTAAAGATGATTGGGGTTCAGAGGATATGACTGCAACTAACGCAGCTATTTCAGCAGGTAATGGGTACACAGCGTCATGAGCGAAGAAAATACGGTAGTAATTGAGAACGAAGAGTACGACTTTGAAGGTCTAGCTGTAGAGACTCAGGCAAACATAGCCCGTGTAAACGAGTTACGCCGTGAAATATCTACGTTAAAAATGCAAACCAACGAGCGCGAACTTCTTTTGCAAGCCTACACCAGAGCCATTGTTGAAGGGGTTAAGCCTGTTGAAGAAGCTGAAGTAGAGGCAAGCTGATGGACTTAATTGAAATCGTAACGACTCTGACTACGTTGTCGGTAATAGCCAGTGCCGTTTGTGCTGCTACGCCTACACCAAAAGATGATGCCTTCTTTGCCAAATGGATATACCCCGTAGTTGAAGCTCTAGCTTTAAACATCGGTAAGGCCAAGGAATAATGACGGCACAGCGACCTACGGTAAAAGATGCTCTAGCTGAGATTGGCGCACACGAAAGAGAATGCGCGGTAAGGTACGAGAATATTGAAAAGCGTTTGGAGTCTGGAGCTAAGAACTTCGACAAGTTAGAAAAGTTGATTTACGGGTTATACGTTATTGTTTTAGGGTCGGTATTGATACCGATATTGTTATCTATGGGGTAGAAAATGATTGCTGAAATCTCCGCGATAGTGGCTGGAGTCAATATGGCTTCAAACGCGATCAAACAAGTAGCAGGAACAGCGGACGATTTGAGTACCATTGGAACCTTTCTGGGTAAACTTGGCGGGGCTGAAGTCGAACTAGCTAGGGCGCAGAATACGGGCAATTTGTCTGAAGCTGACGCAATCAAAGCAGCACTAGCTAGAAAGCAGATTAAAGACACCATGCAAGAGGTGAAAGATATATTTACCATTTCAGGAAATGGGCATCTTTACCAAGAGTGTATGCAAGAAATGGCAAACGCCCGTAAAGCCAAACAAGAAGAGTTGGCTAGGGCTGTAGTTGAAAGGCGAAAGTTTAGAGCGCAAATGACACAATACGCTTTGATCTTTATGGTTGTTCTAGTGCTGGTTCCAGCAACTGTTGGGGGTTTATTAGCTTGGTTAACAAATAGATGATTTTAGCTTTTTTATTAATTGTGATTGTTGAGGGTGAGCAGCTACCCAACTCATCTAACTGGTTGTTTGCAAACGCCATAACTTGTAATCGTGCAGCCTACTACGTTGAGAGTGGAGCGACTTCGCCAGATCAAAGGCGGGGATCGCAGAAAGGAATCTCAGCGTACTGCGTTCCTAAATCAGTCTCTCCAAACACTAAACTCTGGTACTAAAATATGAGCATTGTCGCATCACTGGTAGGGCCGGTCACAGGACTACTGGACAAGTTTATAGAAGACAAGGATCAAAAGAATGCCTTGGCTCATGAGATTGCTACGATGTCTGAGCGACACGCTCAAGAACTTATGAAGGGCCAGCTAGATGTAAACAAGACCGAAGCAGCACATAAGTCGTTATTTGTTGCTGGGTGGCGACCAAGTATCGGGTGGGTGTGTTCGCTGGGCTTACTCTACAATACAATTATTGCCAACATACTAGGCATCTGGGTAGACCTACCCGAAATAGATACAACCCTGCTCGTTCCGGTTATGATGGGAATGCTCGGTTTGGGCGCAATGAGAAGCTACGAGAAGGTTAACTCCGTAGCTAGGGAGAGGTAATGAGCGATTTAATTAAGATGCTTAAACGCCACGAAGGTGTGCGGTCTAAAGTTTATATGTGCTCCGCAAATTATGAAACAATTGCTGTGGGCAGAAATATTAGCGAGTCTGGTTTGGGCC